CCATCCCGTCGCCACGGACCCAGCCTGCAGGAGGATGTCCGTGATATAAAGCGTCCCGGTGCAGTTTGTGATGCACACCCGCACCGTGATGGACTTGACCCTGGTGGAATAATTCTCCGGCGCGATCCGGGCGGAAGTTGAAGATAAATATGCCATGCCGTCCTCCTTCCATCAGTACAAATCAATGAACCGGCTTTCCGTACTGCCGTCCTCATACTCGATCACTACTTCAATGCCCACCTGGGAATCCTCGCTTAACTTCTCCAAGTCTTCCGAACCGATCTGCGCCGACAGGGTGTAGCTGGAGCGGTTGGCGGGATAGACGGTCTGGGACAGGCTCTTGGTCATGCCGGCCACGCCCTCCGCTTTGAAAGACGCCGTGCCGGACGCGCCGTTTTCACTGTCCGCCTCAAAGCCGGAACTGACCCAGTAGGCAAGCCCGTCATCGGCGCGGGAGTTTCTAAGCAGATTGAAAGGAACCATTTCCCGGATGTCGTTGTTCGACACCATGCTGGTGCCTTCCAGCGAGTCCGCCGCGTTGTCCCATTCGCTGGCGGAACTGCCCAGGTTCTTCAGCGTGGTGGAAAGCTCCAGCACCGTGTTCCACGGCTCCTGCAGGTTGTATTCCCGGCGGACAATTCTTGTGGTGACCGAAAGCCCCAACTCCTTATCCTCCACCCGGACGTAATCTCCCAGTTCCCAGGCTTCATGCTCGTAGCCCGTCAGCACGGATAAGTCCATCGCGTTTAACACATAGGAAATGGTGGGCTTGGCGTAATCCGCCAGCCGCATCTCGGTATATTCTTTCATCTGGTAGGGATTCGTGAAAGAGGAGCAGTCCAGGGTGGAGATTCTCACCTCGTCTGTGTAGGTGAAGTCCTCCACATAGGGCCTTCCGCCGTTGATGTCCGCGAAGGTCATCCCTTCCGCGCCCACGGCGTACAACCGGGTCACAAGCTCCCTGGTGTCCACCACCCGCTGGATGGATTTCATGTTCTTCTTGTAGGCAAAAAGGGCGCCGCTGTCCTTGCCGTTGACCGTCAGCAGATGCACCAGCCGGTTCGGACAGTCAAAGACCAGGTCGCCGCCGTGGAGGTCTGCGATATTCCGCAGGATGGACAAAGCGTTTTTCGACCTGCTGGTCCAGGTGCGCTGTGTCCGCATTGTCACCGTGCCGACGCTCCATTCCGTCCCCTCCAGGGCGTATGCCATCGCCGTTTCCGGGTACTCCGCTTCAAAGGTGCGCTCCTCCTTGCGGACAGAGAAGGTCAGATCATAGAACTCCGCCTCCGCGTACACCTCTGTGACGGCACTGCCGTCTGTGTCCCTGGTGTCCGTGACCGTCCTGACCTTATACACATCATCCACGATCTGGATCTTCTTCTCACTGTCGATATAGCCCCGCTTGCCATCCCGGTAGGGAATCTTAAAGGAAAGGGTGTCCTCGCCGTTGATCTCGCTGGTCACAATGATGTCATAGGCGTTTTCCAGCACCGCCTCCCATGCCCCATTACTGTCCAGCACCACCGGACGGGCATAGCCGATCTTCTCATAGGGCGCTTTCGGGATGTCATAGAGCCGGATATCAATAACCTTCGGTGTCCGGGAGGTGTCTGTGGTAGTCAGCGTTACCCGGAACCGGATATACGCCCGGTTGGGGGACGCCAGTTTCCCGTCCGAAGGGACTGCCGCCCAATCGCTCCATTCCTCCAGGTCATCGCTGGTGGAAGTCTCCACCAGGGAAACCGCCGTAGTGCCGGAGATGTACTCGCTGGTCACAGATACACGCCCCGTGCCGGAGAGATTGCAGTCTGCCGCCGCTGTGGTCAGCACACCCTCGGATGGATAAACGCCGTTTGATGCCCGGAGCGTGACTGCCCCCGGCTCCGTGATGCCGTCCACATCCCCGGAGGTATCGCCGCCGTTGGCCATAACTGAACACCGGAAATAGTCCACCAGGTCATCGGCTGTGAGATTCGTATCGCAGTCCAGAAACCAGTCGTCCAGACCGCCGGCGTACCAGTAGGAGTCGGCGTGCATCCCCAGGATCAGGTCCGCCGTGCAGGAGCGGTTCAGCTCCCCGGTAAAGGAAAGCACTTCCGATGCCCACACCGTGCCGCTGTCCCGGTCGCCCACCACATACTGCGCCGTCTTGTTGTCCGGCTCGATCAGGCAGGCGATAAAGTACCAGCCGCCGTTGACCAGAGAGAAGGGCGGGTCTACCGACTCGTCCAATATCAAAGAGCCGGTATCGTTGTAGAGCATGATCCTCGGATCGCCCCGGATGAGGGACAGATAGAAGATCGGCTGCCCCGGCCCATACCGGGTATTGAAGATTGGGCAGTAGGTATTCCCCACGGAATAGGTGGTGGGGTTCATCCAGCCGCCGCAGACAATCCTTGCCCCAAGGCTTGCGAAAATGCTGCCGTCATTGGTCACCTTCAGATAGTTCTGCTCGGAGGACGGGTTCACGATGTTCATGCGGAAGTAATTCCCCAGACGGTTTGCGGAAAGGGACGCGCTGGTGCCGCTCCAGTTGTTGATGTATGCCACCCGCCCCATGCCAGAGGAATCCAAAAGGCAGTCGTCCTCATCCGGGTCCGATTCATTGAACCGCCACAGGCCGCCCTTTGCCCATTCTTCCGGGAACTCCCCGGTAAAGTCCGTCTGCTTGTTCAGTATCGTTTTCAGTGCCATAACCGCTCACCTCCATCGGCTCCTTGCCTGGATTTCCAGCCCCGTAAACGTGGCGTTTGCCGCCGTTACGGAAACCGTGTTGCTCCCCACCGCCAGAGTGGGAAAGTTCAGTTCCTCCAGATACGGCAGGGCGTTCCGCAGGATCATCCCGTCCGCATCCTCCACATAGGCGGTCATCCGGTCAGTATCCACCACCAGCGTCTCGCCGGCCGCAAGGGTGGCATTGACGATCTTTAATTCCTGCCCGTTGGTGGTGATGCTGATGGAATTGCTTGCCCCGGAGGTGATCACGCCCTCGATGCGGTAGATGGGGTTGGACTCCATGTTTCCGATGAGCCGCGTGACCGTGCTGTTTCCTGCTTCCGTGATGGAAAAGGTCTCATCCTCGATGGCATAGCCGAAGGGGTCCGGGCAGAAGAAAGTCAGGTCAAAGCTGCCGGAAGAACGCAGCAGCCGTTCACACTCCACCGCTGCGTTCAGCCTTGCCATGAAGTACCGGTCCGGCACATCGTCCAAGACGAGCTGCTTTAAGCCGCCCACCGGATCGAGCCATGCGGCAATGTCATCCAGTGTGGAAACCAGGGCGGAAAAGCTGTGCCTGGGGAAGATATTGCAGGAGACTACAATCTCCCGGTAGTCGAAATCCGCCCCAAAGTCGGTCACGCCGTATTTGCCGGGGACCGTTGTAGTAAAGTTCCGCAGACTCCCGCTGACCTGCCAGGAGGTCAGCCTTGCCTTTAGGCCCATACTCTTGGATGTGATGTCGTTATAGGAAAAGCCCACAGGCTGCACCTCCTTTTATGCTGTGCTGAACCGTCCCTGGGCGCGGGAGCCGGTCTGGATCAGGTTGTAAAGTTCCTGGGAAATCCTGCGGATGTCGTCCTCGCTGCGGACGATCATCTGCTGGATGGTAATGAGGGTTCCAAAAGAGGAGCCGCCCGCTCCGCCCATGCCGCCGGCCACGGAACCCACCGTCGCGGCTGTGTCAAAGGCAAAGTTCGAGGGGACTGCGGACTGCATATCCGCCGCCAGCCCGTTCATCACGCCCAGGATGCCGTTGTTCAAATCCTCTGCGGCGCTGACCGCTTCACCGGCGCTGTCTTCAATGCCGCCGGCAAGACCCCTGCCAAGCATCTCGCCCACCCAGGCCATTTCCTTCGAGGGCGAATTGATGCCAAAGAAGCTGCAGATCCCGTCCCAGATGCCGGAAATCCAGCCGGATACTTTGTCCCAGATCCATCCGGCAAGGCTCTGGATACCCTGCCACAGCCCCTGCACGATGTTCTTGCCGATATTGACAATCTGCCCCATAGACGAGGTAAAGGCATTCACAATCCCCGCAATGATCTGCGGCACCGCCTTTACAATCTCCACAATAATGGTAGGCAGGTTCTGGATCAGCGAAACAAATAGCTGCACACCTGCCTGGATGATCTGGGGAATGCTGTTTAAGATGGCGTTTACCAGCGAGGAAATAATCTGCGGGATTGCCGCCACAATGGTGGTAATGACGGTCGGCAGGTTCTGAATCAGGGAAATCAGCAGGTTCACGCCCGCGTCAATGATCTGGGGGATGCTGCCGAGGATGGCGGTCACCAGCCCATCAATGATCTGCGGAATCGCCGCCACAATGGCCGTGATAATCTCCGGCAGTGCGGAGACCAGCGAGGTCAATAGCTGTATCCCGGCATTGATGATCTGTGGGATGGCCCCGACGATAAACTCCACAATCGCCGTAATGATGGCGGG